GTCGGGCAGGGTGACATACACGGGCGGCTCGATGGGCGCTTGGGCGGCGTTCTGGTGCGCCTGCACTGCGGCTTTGGCGCTGTCGGAGCGGGTGCGGCGTGGCTTGGTCATGGTTGCCTATTTTTTAAGCAGATAGCGATAAATCAAGCGGAACCGGCCGGTCTAGCAAGATTCGTGCCTGGCGATTTCTGCAAGAGGCTGCATACCTTTGCCCACGGGTGGTTAGGGTCGAGGGGCAGGCCGTCCACGTCACAGCCCATGCTCACGCGCTTACCCTGGTCGCTGGCCGTCTTGCGCGAGTGGCATTCGTGGCACAGCGGCTGTAGGTTCTCGCTGCTGTTGTCGCTTGGGTCGCCGCTTTTGTGGTCAACGTCCGTTGCCTCGGTCAACAGGCCGCGTGCGGCGCAATGCCTGCACAGTGGTTCGCCGTTGAGCACAGACGCCCGCATGCGCCTCCAGGCCGCCGATTGAAGGGGTAGCGTGCGGCGCGGATCAGCATCGCGTCCAGTGCGGTTTGCCATGGCTATTCCTTGCTGGGGTAGGGCTGGCGTGCCGGGACGGCCTGGCCGTCGCGTGGCGCATCGTCAATGCCGGGGATGGTGGGCAGGTTCTCCAGGCGCCGGGCCTCGCTGGGCAGCATCCAGCCCGATGCAATACCGGAGCTGTAGAACGCGGCGCGGTTGGCGCTGTCGCCGCGCAGCAGTCCCTCCACCTGGTGCTCGGCAAAGTACACGCGGCGCCCGACCTCGGTCAGTAGTTGCTTGGCTATGGCCTGCTCCCACGCGACAAGATGGCGGCGCAGGCTCATCGTCACGAACTGGCGCGCAAGCTCCATGCTGTTGGAGTAATTGCCATGGCGCAGGTCGCCCACGATGGTGGGGGGCACGCGGAACAGGCGGCAGACTTCCTCCACGCTGAACTGACGTGCCTCGATCCATTCGGCATCCTCCAGGGTCATGGCGACGGATTGGAAGTCCACGCCTTCTTCCAAAATCGCCGTGCGTCCGCTGTTGGCACCGCCTGCATGTTGGCTGCTCCAACTGGTGGCGATGGCCTGGCGCTGCTCGGGCTTGAGCTTGCCGGGGAACTTCAGGACGCCCAGCAGCTTGGCGCCGTTGGTGAAAGTGTTGCGTCCATGATCCTGCTCGGCTTGGGCCAGTTCGATCACGCCACGGGCGGCCTGAATCGGACTGACGCCCATAACACCATCGTCACCCAGGCGGTGGCGCAGGTGCAGAACTTCATGGGCCAGCAGGCGGGTCAGTACGCCGTCCTTGCTGTGGTCGTACACCAGGCCGGTGGCCGTGCGCTGCACTGTCACGTTGTCGGGGTTGAGGGGCCACAGCTCACGCACCTGGCCATCCCAGCCGCGCACGATGCGGGCAAAGGCATTGCCGCGCAGCAGCACGGCGGCCATCATGTATTCACGGAACTCCAGGGCGGTCTGCTCGGGGTTCGCCATGTCGTGCAAGACACGGTAGAGCGGGTGGTCTGTTGCGCGCTCCCGGTCGCCATCGTCGCCACGGCGGAACAGGATCAGCGGTAGCGATGCGGTGGTTTCGGCAATGGCCTGCACGCACGCATAGACGGTACTCACGCCCTGCGCGGAGGTGGCATTCACAGCGCTGGCTGCCAGCGGCACGGGCCAGCCGTTCAGGCCGATGGTGCTGCGGCGCTCCAGACCGATGGCGCCCAGGGCGCGGTCGAGGATCTTCATCGGCAAGTCTCCAGCCACAAAGCATTGGCGCCGATACCAGGGCGGTGCAGGTCGTACACGGATGGCATGCTGCGCAGGGCCACGGTGGTGTCTTGATAGGCAGGGTCTGACGTCAGGGTTATTTCTGCCAGCTCCACCGTCAGCAGCTCGCGCACGGTCTGCGCGCCGCGTGCTTCCCAGCGGTCGCCGCCCTCGGGCACGCGAAAGCCAAACGAGCAACCGGCCACATCGCCGCGATCCACCAGAATGGCCAGGTCACGCCCGTGGGTGGTGTCGGGCAGGGCCAGCTCAAAGGCCAGGCCGTGGGCGTCCTCCTTGAGCTTGAGCGTGCCGCCTCGCGTGGTGCCCAGTAGCGCGTCGCCTTGATGGTGGTAGAGGGCGCGAATGTTGGAACCCGTCGCCAGCGATTTGGCGAAAGCGCCAGGGCGGATCACCTCGCAGAAGCTGCCCAGGTTGGCCTCGGAATTGAACACGGCGGCGTAGCCGGTCAATGTCTTGTTGCCGCTCGCCTTGAGCGTGCCGTGTCCGCGTAGTTCCAGCATTCGCAACTCTCCCGATTACAGGGTGATGTCTTCGATCACCGTGAACGCATCCTCACGGCGGGGCACCATGTCGCAGGTGGTCAAGATGCGAACTTGCACAGCGCCACGGCTGAACGGGCCTTCTGCGTACATGTTCGCAACCACGTCCACAGAACCCCAGGTTCCGACGAACATTTCGGAGAAGTCGCCGACGATCATTCGGCCCTTGGCAGGCGATCCGGCCTTTTCTGTCAGTTGGTTGGTCACTGCCACCGGCACGCCAGCCAGTTGGCCGTTGTCCAGCAGGTAGCCTGGCAGGCCCGTTTCGCGCAGTGTCTTGCGCAGGATGGTCGCCACCTTCGGATGGGTCAACCAGGCATTGGGCGTGATGTTCTTCAGCGCCAGCCCTTGCAACACGGTCAGGACAGTGGCCCAGGACAAGGTGGCCAGCGTGCCGGTGCCAGTCGCAGCAGTCAGCAGGCCCTCGGGTTGCTTCACGCCATCGCCGTGGATCATGGCCCGGTCGATGGCCAGCGACACGACGTTGATGAAGTCGTCACGAACGAGCTGTTCAATCGAAGGGTTGGACTGTTGCAGCAGTTGGCGGCTCAGTTCGGTGATAGCGCCCACATGCTTGGGCTTCAGCGTGATGTTGTTGAACGTCATGCCGGTGTCGGTCAGTGCGTCACCTTCGGCCAGCCATTGCGCTGTGCTGCTGGTGGCCTGGCGCGGGATCACCACATCGCCGCGCAGGTTGGGCAGGACGCGGGCACCCAGGCTGCGGACAACCATGGAGTTGCGCAGCAGGCCCACGAATTGATCCGGGCGGAAGTCCTCGGGCACGATGCCTGCGGCGGTGGTGGTGGTCTGGGCGGCGCGGGTTTCGTTGAACAGGGATGCGGGGATCAGCACGCCCTTGGATTGCACGCCCTGGCGCTTTTGCTCGGCGTTGTACTCGGCAAGTGCGCCGGACAGGCTGCGTTGCTCGGCATGGGCTGCGATGGCCTCCACCACGCTGATGCGGCCTTCCAGCTCGTTGCGGGCCTTGTCCACCGGCTGGCCCAGGCTGCGGCGCTCCCAGTCCTCCACGAGTTGGGCGCGGGCTTCCTGGCCTTCCAGGTTGACGATCTCGGCCTTGATGGCGTCGAACTTCGTCTGAGCTTCGGGCGTCAGGGTTGGCATGGATGCCAGCAAGGAGCGGGCTTCGGAGACTTTCGCGGCGCGGGCTTCACGGATTTGGTGCAGTTGCATTTGTGGGCTTTCTTGAAAAAGTGCCCATGCAATCGCCGGGCGGGTTGTGATAGCCAAAGGCTATTTGCTGGATATATAGCCAGTATTTGCAACCATGTCAAGAAGATTCGAGCGGGCATGAAAAAACCCGCTCGGGGCGGGTTGGTGGTGTTTAACGTGCCAGCACGATAAAACCGGGTCACGCGTCGCCACGCGTCACTGTCGCGCCAGCACGCGTCAAACCCATGGGATGCCGTAGGGTTCGCCATGGGTTCGGTAACGGTTATGCAACGTTGCAGTAACGGTGCCTGCACTGTGCTAGGCCCTTGCTAGCAGCATGCCGTGGCATCGGGTTCTGATGCCGTGGCAATGCCGGGTGCCTGCAACGCCACGCAACGCCAAAATGGGCCGCCCGTGGTTTTCCCTCATGGAAGCCATCTGGGTACAAAGGCAAATCCCTGCGGTTATCTGATATGGCTTTGCATCACCTCAACCTGCCAGCCACCGGGAGATGGTCGCTTGATTGATTCCGGTAGCAGCAGCGACTTCCCTCTGAGACTTGCCTTCACCGATCAGGCGCGTCACCTCGGGCATGAGGGCTTCACGCTTCGCCGCACCCTTGCGCGCCCCCCGCCTCGATTGCAACTCCCGGAAGGTGGCCGGGTCGAAGTGCTTCCAAACCCAGCGAGCGCACGATGCGGCGATGGCCTTCACCTCGGCCACCGGCAGCGGTACGGGAAAGCCTGCATTCAGGTCGTCAGCCAGCACGCGCAGGGCGTCCTTGAAGTGGTCGAAGCCACCGGGTAACCAGAACTTGCGCACCAGGCTATAGGACATGGGGCGCAGGCGCTCGAACAGTTCGCAGTTGCGCCCCAGGCCAGCATAGTCGGGATCACGAACACGCTTTTTCATGTCCGCGATGCGCGGCAGATCAACCCATTCCGCCAGCTCGGCAAGGCTGTACGTCCCTGCCCATTGGCGTGTATGCCAGCTTGAGTGCAAGGGGTTCTTGCAAAGGTGGCCGGAGTAGCCCGGATCAGCTTCCAGCTTGCGCCGTATGCCTTCCTGAGCGGCAGCTAGATACAGCAGCGGGCGAGCTCTGGATGCCTCGGTGCGAGGCACGGGGGCCTGCAGCGCATACAGCAAGTGCGCGTGACCGTTGGCCGGGTTCTCGATGGCCAGTGTCGGCGGTGGCGCGTTCAGGCGATCCCAGGCGGTGGCACCGTCCGCATGGTCAACATCAAACGACAACCAAACGACTTTGCCGCTGGTGTTGGGTTGAATGTTGCGGAAGGAAAGCGCATCCACGCGCCCGCGCACCGTCTGCCCCATGTGGGGATCGTCGGTGCAGTACGGGCGGCGCGGAAGGCTGTCAGCGAAGTGCTGGAGCGCTGGAAGCATCTAGTGCCCCAGGCAGTGTCAGAACGTCCGCTAGCGGCTTCAAGGCGTTTTTGATGTGCTGGTGCAGGCCGTGCCGGTCTGGTGCTGCTGCGGCTGCTTTTGCGGCCATGGCGCACCCCACGGCAAGAATGCTTTGCTGTAGCTGGCCAGCACTCGCACGTTGCCCAGGCTGCACCCCGGCAAGCCGGTTCAACTCCTTGTTAGCGTTCATGTGCATGAAGCGCTCGTTGGGCGAACCGTTGGCGGCACGCTTGATGGCATCGTGCATCGCGTGATAGTTCGGCAGGTACTCCACCTGGCGAACCTCGGCGGCGCGGCGGGCATCACGAAACGCCTGCACCATCTTCACCTTGAGGGCGCGCACCTTCGCGGTGTTGCGGCTGTAGGTCAGCAGCAGATAGGCTTGATCCTCGTTCAGCAGGGCGAACTTTTCAGACTGCCCGCTAGACGAAGGTGCGTTTTCAAATCGCACCTTCCCGAAGGCTTCAAAGTCCGGTCGGTAATCTGATACCAGCCGGAACACGCTGCGATGCAAGATGCCCAGGTGCTGCGCAAGCAAGCGGGTATCTGCGCGGTGCTCATCTCTGACCACAGTCAGGGTAAAATTGCTGGTGCTAGTTTTGGTAAGGGCTCCACGCGCTGCAACGCATGGGGCCTTTTTCTTTTGTGGCCCGCTCATTCAAGCCACCTCACGCGATGCCAGCCATGCATCAATGTCGGATTTGCGCCAGCCGACGGCCTTTGCAGTCAATTTCACGGGTTTGGGGAACAGGCCCTTTGCCATCATGTTGTAGATGGCGCTTCGGCCCAGGCCCACGGTGGCCTCTACGGCGGGACGGCGAAGAATCAATGTGCTCATAGAACGGTCTTTCAGAAACAAAAAAAGCCCGCAGGGCGAACCTTGCGGGCGAAAAAAAACCGACTCCACGCAAATGGAATCGGTCGAGGGAACCCGCGTTAGCGGGTGTTGGGGTGGCTCAGGGCCGGAAACGAAAAAGCCCGCCAGGCGAACCTATGCGGGCTTTGGATACAAGTTTTCCAAGAATGGCAGTTTTTATACCATATCCAGCGGTTCACGCAAAGAATTTGTAAGCTTTGTATGGAACGAAGCGGAAACGAAAAAGCCCGCCAGTGTTACCTGCGGGCATGATGTGGATTGGGGGAAATTCCGGGCGCGGCTATTCTCCCACCTAGAAAGCCCGCCATTCTTTCGAACGCGGGCACGTAAAACCTAATTTTGCTCGCAGCTCACCCGGCGCAAACCGGGTACTTCCTGTGCTGTTGCTGAAGAGATGCGGCTTTTTACCACACAATTCCAGAATGTTCCATAGCGGGCGAGAAATATTTAGCCCATGGCGACAGCATCCAAGCTTGCACGGGTCTGAGCGTGGCGCAGGTGCCCATAGTGTTTGTCGATCATCGCCGTGGACGTGCCTGCCAACTTGGCAACGAGGAACACGTCCACGCCCCCGGCGATCAGCTCGGATATGCCAACGTGGCGCAGCGTGTACATAACCACGCTGTCGGGCAGGCCAGCGGCCCTTACCGTGTTGCGAAAGCGCTTTTTCCAACTGTCCTTGTTCCAGCGGTTGCCGTAGGCGTCTGCCAGCAGTGGCGCGCTCGGGAGCTTGCTCTTTGCCTGCTCTTTGAAGAACTCCACTGCGGCGGTCGATAGCGTCACCACACGCGAGCCGGTCTTGCCGCTCAAGGCCAAAGTGCCTTGGGCCGCGTCAAAGTCTGCTACGTCACAGGATGCGATTTCACCGGGGCGAACTGCTGTCAGCAGCAGCGCACGCACCAGCGCGGCTAGATCAGGCTCGCAGTGGGCGAGTAGGGCGGCGCGATCCTTGGGCGTCAGATCGCCAGTGCGGCGGCGGCCTGCCCGTGGGAACGGCGTCACGGTTTTCCATCCTGCATCGGTGGTCACGATCTGGTCGCGCAGTGCGAGATTCAGTGCGGCCTTGAGGGTGTTCAGATTGCGATTGGCGCTGTCCTTGGATTTGCGCAAATCCTCCTCGTCGCCGTCCTCATCCAGTTGATCGGCCATCCAGTCGCGCAGGTGCTGGGGGCGCAGCTTGTTAAGCAGAACGGTGCCGATCTTCTTGCCGTACACCAGCCGCTTAAACCGGCCCTCGGCATCGGCGGCGCTGGCCTTGCTCTTGTGCAGACGCTGGTGCTTTACATAGGCTTCGCACGCGGCCTCTAGAGTGGTGCCCTTGTGGGTCACGCCCAGGTCAACGCCACCGGCCCATGCTTCGGTTTCGCGCACAGCCTCTTCGTAACCGGGCAGCGTGCCAAGGGAACGGAAAACATATTGCTTCGTTCCCTCCTGCAGCTTGCGGGCGATCCATGTTCCATCGCCTTCTTCGGTTCTGCGGTAACCGATATACACCCCAGGGCGCAGGCAGTGGAAATAGGGATTGCGGCGTGGTGCAAGTGCCGCGCGGGCTGATTTGGTTCTGAGGTTGATTGCCAT